CATCGGCGAGCGCAGGCATCTCGCGGATCGTGACCGGCTGACCGGTGCGAGTCGTGTAGATGTTGTTCGCCATGAACCACTGAAGGATCGTGGCGTTCGGACTCGTCACACCGTAAGGGGTCGTGGCGATGTAAGTATAGGCGAGCGGCGGGAGCAGGATGGTATCGCCGATGAGCGAAGCCAGAATGCCCGACGCCGCGGACGGACCCATGAGCAGCGAGTTGAGTTCCGCAACGATCTGCTCGGGAGTCTTGAGTCCAACGCCGTTCGCGTCGACCCAGTTACGAGCCGAACCTGTGCCGGTGTTGGGCGACAACGCGGGCGTGACGCCAGCGAGGTTGAGCAGGCCGGTCCAGCCCGGATGACCCGCACCATAGAGCGCGGTTTCCGCAACGAAGATGTCTGCCGCCTGTCGCGCCGAAACGGCTTTGCGAGCGGTCAGCGGGTAGCCCGCGAACAACGCCTTGCCCACCTCTTCCACGTTGTAGCGGTATCCGACCGCATACATCGCGAACTGCGACGAAACGCTGAGGAGCGACACATCGGCAAGCGGAACGTCCTTCGCGTAACCCGACTGCCACTGTGCGGCACCGGTGAGGTCGCCGACCTGGAAGTCAACGCCGCTCGCCCATTCGGGATAGTCGGTATTGACGGGAACGAGTTCGGCCCAGTTTACGAGGTCGTATTCCTGGTTGAGCGCGCGGCTCGAAAGGACCGTGGTCTGCTGACGGAGAAATGCCAGACCCTGTGCGTCGGTGATATTCATAATTAGCTACTCCCTTACGACGCAGCGGTGATTGCGGCGCTGTCAGGCGCGACGCGGAAACGGATGACCGCCGGCTCGCCGATTTTGGCGGGCTGGTCATAACGACAGCCAGGCAGCAGCATGAAGCCCGTGCCCGTTGCCGCGCGAAACGTATTATCGGCGGGGTTCCACCAGACGACCCCCTGTGCGGAAAGCACAGCGCCAGCCGGTGCGCCGAAGATAACGCCCTCGTCCGCAACGCCGATCTTTTCGCCATCGGCGTAAACGGTCTGGGTCGTTCCGGCGGTCGTGATATTCTCGCGGGTGAAACCGGCGAAAACCTCAGTCGTGGCGAGCGCTTTAACGATCGCGGTGCCGTCGTCGGCAACGCCGTTACGCGATACGGGATGGCCAAAACCGATCGGCTTGGTCGTCGTGCCGGAGACGAACGCGGTAAAAGCGTTCCACTCTTCCATATTCTGGAACTGGCCCGGCTTGCCCTTCGCGGGCTTCGTCAGGGGGGTGGGAAGAATTGCCATTGTTCGGTGCTCCTTAAGCGCGCTTGGTCATACGGGCGAGGTAGCCCGCGTGAGCATCGTCGTTCGCAACGGTCTTGCCCGCCGCATCGGTAACGGCGTCGGCCGTTGCGCCCTTGCCGCTCTCGACGAGCGCATCGAACCGGGCGGCGATATAGTCGTCGCTCTTGTCGGTCGCCGCGGCGTCGCCCAGCTTGGCTACAACGGCGGCGCGGCGAATGTCTGCGGCGCTCTTGCCGGCCGTATCGCCCAGCTTGTCGCCAACAATGGCGCGCGCCCGTGCGACGACTTCGGCCTTTTCGTCGGCCAGCTTGTCGATAGCGGCCTGATCGGGCGCATCGGCCTTCAGCTTGTCGATTTCCGCGTCACGCTTGGCGAGGTCCGCATCGCGAGCGGCCACGTCGGCCTGAAGCGCGGTGATGGTCGCCTGAGCGTCGGCGAGCGAGGCGTCACGCTTCGCAAGCGCCGCCTCAGCCGCATCGGTGACGAGCAAGGGAAGCCCGTCGAACGTAATGGTTTTCGTGGTCACGATCGGACCCTCCTTCTCTGTGGGTGGGAACGAATCCCCGATAAATGTTCCGGCGCGCGGGTTGGCGACGATGGCGATGTGGTTGCCTTGGATCGGCCCGACCATGCGGCCATCATAAGCCTCGCCGCTATCCGTAACGCCCGCGGTCATGTCGACTTCGACGGCGTAACCGGCGCTTAGCCCGCGCTTGCCCGCTTCAACCGCGTCGATAGCGGCGCGATCGGTGAGCATGAGCGGCACAACGACAAACTCGCCGTCGCGTCGGATTTCGCCGCCCGAGATGCCGCGTGCCAGGTCGCGATAATTATCGGGCGTTACGTCGCTGGCGGGATGGTCCAACGTGATCGGCTTATACGCCCACGTGGCCATGCTCGCATCGCTGAACACGGTTTCTTCGGGGCGATAAATGTTGAGAACGGCTTTATCGTGGCGGCCCATCTCGTAACCGGCGTATTGATACATGCCGGTGCGGGCGATGCGCGCCTCGACGAGCATACGCCCATCGGGGAGGCGCGTAACGTCGCCAGTGGTCAATTTATCGGACACGCAAAGCTTCATGGGGTGGCACTGTAGCGCGGGGCGGGGGGATTGGCTATTGACGGCGGTGTCAGGGATGCGTAGGGTCGCGCGGTAAGGAGATTTTGAGATGGAAATAGGCTCGGGGCGCTTGCTGCTCGGCGATTGTTTGGAGCAAATGGCGACGCTGCCGAACGCTTCGGTGGATATGATATTGTGCGACTTGCCCTACGGCACGACGGCCTGCTCTTGGGACTCGGTTATTCCGTTCGAGCCGCTATGGGAACAATATTGGCGTATCGCTAAGCCGAACGCTGCGATTGTATTGACCGCATCGCAACCTTTTACGACTGCGCTCATCGCGAGCCAGCTAAAGCACTATAAGGCAACGTGGTATTGGCGAAAAGAGCGCGGAACGAACTTCGTTCAAGCCAAACGCTATCCTATGAGGGTTATTGAGGATTGCGTAGTTTTTTGCCGGGGAACGCCCGCATACTATCCAATTATGCGAGAAGTTGAGCCATATCGCCACGTGTTGCCGCTCCCAAAGAACGGGGAGGCCCAACATATGGATAGCGCGAGTCTAGACGACAACGGCGAAAGAATCGTAAAAACGTACAACACCGCATACCCCACTAACATTTTAGAAATCCCTCGCGATAATATGCAGCGGGGTAAATCGCTGCACCCAACGCAAAAACCCGTTGCGCTTTTTGAGTATCTAATCCGAACATACACCCAGCCCGACGAGACCGTTCTAGATAATTGCCTCGGTTCTGGAACGACCGCAATCGCGGCTGAGCGGAGCGGTCGGCGGTGGATCGGCATCGAGCGCGACGAGGGATATTTTAACGCAGCGCTTGGTCGAATTTACGAAGAGGTGACGAAATGAAAGCTCAAAAAATAGCCCAACATTACCCGGACGGCTGTTGGTTCCAAGAAGGCGGCACTTGGGCTGTTATCTGCAAATGCGGCGAAAGCTTCGAGCGGCCCACGCGAGAGTTGGCGCAACTCCTCTGGGCATCTCATGTGGCGCGAAGCATCACTCCACCTGTTCAGCCGTAACAGCCTCGCCCTCAAGCCGCAGCCAAGCCTGTCGCGTGCACGAACAGTGAATCAAATCGCCCGGAAGGTCCGCAGGGGGCGGGCGCAGCCCTAACCGCTCCGCTTCAGCCGCGCTATTCGCATAATGCTTGTTATCGCGGGCGAGATGCTCGGGCCGATAATTTACAACATGGCTGCTGCGCCACACCCACTCCTCTAGCCCCATTTCCGCTTGCCGCGCCCGGTCCAACGCCGCCGACAGCTTCGTCGTTTGGTCCGCAGCGATGTTATTAGCGCGGCGCCGACCAATCCCGGCGACCTCGGCAATCTCGCGCCCGATCGTCCGCGGCGGTGTGCCGTTGCGGAAGCCCGCGAAAAACACGTTAGCGATTCGCTGGCGCATATCCTCCGACACGTTACGGATAAGCGACGTGTTCCATGCGAGCGCCTCTTGCACCGTCTGGCGCACATCGAACGGGCTGAGCATCGTGGTCAGGTCGATGCCGGTGGCCGACAGCGCGCCGCTTATGACGCGGTTGCGGTGCCAACGCTCGACACCCGACGCCCACACATCAAGCGCGCCGCCCGTAACGGTGAGGTTCGCGACGAGCACAGCGATCTCGTTGGCGAGCATCCCTTCTTTCGCTTCGTATTCGGGGATCGTATCGGTGATCGTCGCGCGATACTCGGGCAACAGCCGGCGGGTTGCGCCATTGACCCATGCCGCGACGACCTGGAGGTATATGCCGCGCAACTGATCGCGCTGCGCGTTGGTCGTGCGGATGCGGGGGAGCGGGCGGCTGCGTCGGACGCCGTTCGCGCGGGCTAGGGCTTCGAGGTTGATGGGCACCTCAGCCGCCGATGTCCTGCTCGATATCGCCGCCCCATCCTTCGCGGCGCATGTCGCGGGTTCCTTCGTTACGCATCGTCAATCTCCTCTTGCTGGCGCGGAGTGTGGCACATAGGGGGCAAATTAGCTATTGACGGGGGCGTCAGGCGCGCTACGGTTTGGCGCAAAGGAGCAAACCAATGATCGAGAAGAAAGCACCAGCTTGGACTATCACCATTTGGATCGCGGGCGACGCTGCCAAAGCCGAACGATTGTGCCGCGAATTTTGCGATGACGTGGGCTTTTGCGTGTCCGTCACGCCGACCACTTTCACGTATCGCGGCGGAACCGAGCGAGGCGTGGCCGTCGGTTTGATTAACTACCCGCGATTTCCACTCGGCCCTATGGATTTGGCGAACATCGCCGATTCGTTGGCCGAGCATCTAGTCGCCGGGTTGGGGCAGCGGTCGTGCACTGTTCAAGACCCGATGGAGGCCATATACCGAACATTCGAGCCCGGTGAGGCTAAAATGGGCCGCCCCGCGTGGTTCCATCTCGATTACATCCAAGGCAAAGACCAGCGGAGTGCGCAACGTGATTGAACGGGACGAGCATGGAGTGGCGCACATCGTTGCGCTTAGCGGCGGCCACGATTCCACGGCCCTTTCGTTGCTTTTGAAGGAACGCGAGCCCCGCCCGTATAACTACATTTGCACGCCGACCGGCGACGAATTGCCCGAGATGTTCGAATTTTGGAAATTCCTC